GCTCTGCCATACTTCGTGCCATGGCTCGCACCGTCGCCCGTGTTCGCTCGCTCATGCACCGCGAGCCGGCGCGTCTCCTCGGCGCGCTCGCCGGCGTCCTCGTGCTCGTCGCCGACCTCGTGCAGGATCTGACTGTCGAGGTCGCAGAGGTCCCGACCTGGTCAGCCGCCTTGCCGGTCATCACCGGCTTCTTGCTGCGCCGCTTCGTGTATGCGCCCGCCACCGTCGATCAGCTAGTCTTCAAGGTCCCCGACGATCCCAGGGACCTCGTCGAGGAACCATAGCCGAACCAATCCTGTAGGGCAGCTCTGGGGGAGTAGTGCCTGATCTTCGTCCAGTTCAGCAAGCGGTGCTCGAACCGCTTCGAGATCGGTTCATCCACGCCGACCCGCTCGGCAGCGGTAAGACGCCGGTTGGGCTGCGCTGGCTCCAAGCTCAAGAGACGCAGCGCGCCCTGCTCGTGGTGCCGTCGAACGTCGTGCGTCAGTGGGAGCGCCAGGCGAAGATATGGTTCCCGGAGCTCGACGTCGTCGCCGTGCCCAAGGGCTCGACCAAGAAGCAACGCCTGGCCGCTCGGGAGTACGTAGCGCAGGCCGACGGCCCGGTCGCCTACGTCACCAACTACGCCCTCTTCCGCGAGGATCAGGCCGCGCTCGTTGCTGGAGGATGGGACACTGCGCTCTTCGACGAAGCGCACCGCCTGAAGGGGCGTACGTCGCTGCTGCACAAGGCGGCGACGATGATCGCTCGCCGTGTCAAGAACATCGACCTGGTCACTGGGTCGCCGATTCTGAACAGCGCTGAGGAGACCTGGTCGCTGCTGCACCTGATCGACCCGTACAAGTGGCGCAGCTTCTGGCGCTGGGCCGGCGAGCACTTCTACATCGAGCAGACCACCTTCTACGGCAAGCTCCCTCGTCCGATCACCCGCATCGTTGGCCCGAAGCCTGGAGCACTCGAGGCCATTCGGGACGAGCTGGGCCCGCTCCTGGTGATGCGAGACGAGTCCGAAGTGCTCCCAGACCTAGAAGCCGCCGAGCACATCTACTACGAGCTGGACATGAGCCCGGCCGAGCGTCGGCTCTACGACTCGATGCTGAAGAAGTCGTGGCTCCAGACTGATGACGGCGACGTCGTCTTCGCCCCCAACCAGGTGTCCAAGATCACCCGCCTACGCCAGCTGGCGTCCGACTGGTCGAGCGTGCTCGGTGAGCAGGAGAAGCCCGGCACCAAGGTGCTGGCGGTGCTGGAGCTGCTCGAGGACATCCTCCCACAGCAGGCCGTCATCTTCGTCAACTTTCGGTCGGCGGCAAACCTGGTGCTGAAGGTGCTGACCGATCGTGCTATCGCTGCGGCAGCGATACACGGCGGCATCGAGGAGCACGCGCGCGAGGCCGTCAAAGAGTCGTTCATCGCCGGCGACATCAAGGTGCTCGTCGCCACCTACGGTGCTGCTGCCGAAGGGGTAGACGGGCTTCAACACGCCGCACACCACGTCATCCTTCTGGACCACGACTGGGTGCCAGAGATCGTCAACCAGGCCATCGGGCGGCTGCGCCGAGACGGGCAGCGGCACAAGGTCATCGTCCACCACTTCTCGTTGCTGGACACGGTCGACCAGACGGTAGCAGCAGCACACGAAAGCAAGCAGGAGGTCGCCGACATCATCACGGGCCGACGCCTCCGGGAAGTGCTCCGAGGGCAAGTGCCCTATCCATCGGGAGGAATGAACCAATGACCAAGCGTCCCGCCAACCTGGTGTCGCACACCGAGCTTTCCACGCTCGCACAGTGCGAGATGAAGTGGCACCTGCGCTACCGCGAGGGCCTCAAGAGCGACGAGTCAGCTGCCCTCATCCTGGGCCGGCTCATCGACGCCACGGCAGCTGCGTTCTGGCGCGGCGACGACTGGCGTACCGTACTGAGAGAGGCTATCGCCGAGGAGGGGGCCGACCCCACGCGCATCGACCTCGACGCCCTCGACGGAAGTGAAGGGATGGAGGTGGCCGCCAAGGCGAACTGGCTGATGCAGCGGTACGACCGCCACTACGCCGATCTCCGACGGCAGGTGAAGGTAGTTGGTCAGCAGCTGGACCTGCGGGCGAAGCTGCCTGGCTCTACTCAGACATACCAGGCCATCATCGACGACGTCTGGGAACTCTACGGCGACCTCTGGGTGGTCGAGCGCAAGACGTATGGTCGGCGTGATCGGCTCGAGCTCGTGGAAGTCGACCCGCAACTGACGAACAACCTCTGGGTCGCCAGGGAGAACGGCATCGACGCTGTGGGTGTAGTCTTCGACGGCATCTACACGTACCGCTGGGTCGGACCACGCCCCGACAGCGAGTCGTTCGATCTCCTCTGGCTTGACCGCACGGACGACCACATCAGCGCGGCGCACCGGGAGGTCAAGGCTCTGGCCTCGCGCCGACTGGCGCTTCGTCGTGGCGCCCAGCCCATCCGCAACGTGTCGCCGTTGTGTAAGTCGTGCGGGAACCGAGAGACCTGCTTCGAGAGGCTTGCTTTCCCGCAGTCGATCGAGCTAGTTTCCTCATAGGTCGGGCAGGAAGAGTGGAGCTTCACCAATGCCAACAGACCGCAGAGGATGGCACCGCAAGGCAGCATGTGCGCAACGGGGATGGGACCTGTTCTTCGAGGGGTCGCTGACTGACGGCAACAAGCTGCGCGCCACCAACGACCACGTTCAGCTCCGCGAGGAGTTCTGCGCTAGGTGCCCGGTGCGCTGGCAGTGCTTGCAAGATGCGATGGAGCAGGAAGGCAGCGCCGGCTCCGGCTACCGCTTTGGTATCTGGGGAGGGCTGACTCCGCTACAACGCCACTCGCTCAAGCAGCGTGGGTGCTGGAAGTGTCCGAAGTGCGACGAGACGTTCGATCCGATGGGCTTCCTCGTCGGCGAGCTTGTCTGCGACAACTGCGGCTACGAGGCGACGGTGAAGCCGCTGCCCGATTGCGGCGACAGCTGGCTCGAACGACACACCAAGCTCGCCGAACAAGTCGTCGCCTGGCTGATCGAGAACACCGTCGTCGGCGCCGTGGTGCCGCGGCCGCACGGACTCGCCCGAACGCTCTCGGCTCGGAAGGCTGACGTCGTGCGAGTCTACGAAGCCCTGGTCTTCGACGGTACGCTCGCGCGCACCGCCGACGGCGCCTACGTCCGCAAGAGTAAGACTGCCGCCATGAAGCAGTGGCGCCCGCCGCACGTAGCTACTTGACGGCGCACTGTCTCAGCCGTAGTGCATGCTAGAGTGACCCGACCACGAGCTCGCAGGAGGTATCCATGAGCCCGCGTTTGAGCAGCGAACCGACGCTACTGACCTTGGAGAACGACCCGCTCCGCATTCTCATCTACGGAGAGTTCGGGCGCCGAAAGACCACTCTCGCCGGCACGTTCCCGCGCCCACTGTTCATCGACACCAACGGTGGCCTGGTGAGCATCGCCCTGCAAGGGCGCGCAGCCGAACGCTTCGAGCCCACCGGGCACGAGGACCTCGAGGCCCTCTACTGGTGGATCAAGGAGCACATCGACAACTACGACACCATCGTCATCGACACGGTGGACAACCTCGTTCTCCAGCTGATGGGCGAGATCAGTGACGACGCCGTCAGCTTCAAGGAGCGCGACGGCAAGAAGGTGTCGCTGCGAATGCGCTTCGTTCCCGAGCAGGGCGACTACTACGCCAACCAGCAGCAGATGTTCCGCTTCCTGGTGGCGCTTCGCCGGCTCGGCAAGCACATCGTGCTGGTCAGCTCGCACCGCATCAAGAACGGGCGCACCGCTCCGAACGTCAGCGACGGCATGGAGAAGGTTCTGTGCGACTTCGTGTCAGTCGTCGGTGAGATGGTGCTCTGGGACGAGCCTGATCAGGACGACCTCGAGGCGCTTCCCGAACTCTACGACGGCGCCGGCGTCATCATCACGCAAGAGTCGAACAGCCGGGCGACGAAGAGCCGCTACCGTTCTCTGAAGCCGGGCGTGGTCGACCCGACGTTCGAGAAGCTCTACGGTCTCATCGAGGCCGAGATTGCCGCATCGGCGGAAACCAAGCAGGCGGCACAACGCCGCACGTCAGGAAGGAAGTAACGCAATGGTCGCAGACTTGAAGGGCACGATCAAGAAGGCGATGAGCGACGAAGTCGAGGTCGACTTCTCGGCAGCTCGTGACGGCGACTTCGCCCCGATCCCGCCGGGCGAGTACGTCGCCAAAGTGATCAGTGCGAAGGCCGATCGAACCAAGGAAGGGAACCACCCGAAGGTCGTGTTCCGCTTCGAGATCGACGCTGGCCAGGAGTACGCCGGCCGTACCTTCTTCAAGCACTGCCGCACCACCGGTCCCGGCTCCGGCATCCTCCGAGACATCCTCCGTGCGCTCGGCTTCGATGTCGACTCGATGACCGCGTTCCGTCCGGCAGACGCCGTCGGCAGAACCGCAGTCATCACCGTCCGGTTCCAGAAGGACTCGGACGAGTTCCAGGAAATCAGCAAGGTGCGGCCGGTCGACAACACGAAGAAGCCGGTCGCGCGCAAGAAGCTCTGACGAGCTGCGGCTGGTAGGTGACGCCCTGCCAGCCGCACCTCGCTGAAAGCGCCCAAGCCGTCAACACGGTCTAGCCACCCGTGAAGGTGTGGAGGGGTTCTTCTCTCCTTCCCCCTGAGAAGCACCTGCGGCTTGGGCGCAGTCAGGGAGGTCGGCCTCATCAGGAGCCTCAGTGCCCGTCTACATCCCATTGAAGGCAGGCTCCAAGACGCCAGCAGTCACAGGCTGGAGCAGGCCCGACTACGAAGGCGTAGAGCCCACGGGGCGGGTGGCCCTTCGTGCCGACGGGCTCGTCATCATCGACTGCGACAGCGACGAGGCTGCGGCCCGCTGGCGCCAGATCGGCAGCCCAACGCTCGAGGTCAAGACGCCACGCGGCTGGCACTTCTACTACACCTGGACCCCTGGCTCGCCGACCGGTCCAGCGGTCGACGTCTTCGGCTCCAAGAGCGGGATCGACGTGCGCGCCGGTATCGGCTCTTACGTCGTCGCTCCCCCCACTGAGGGCTACAAGACAGTCAAGAAGCGCAAGCCTGCCCCATTCACCCCGGCCTGGCTGCCGAAGCAGCACGACAGCGACGCTGGAAGCGACCTCGAGACGTGGACATCCATCCCTGTCGGGAGGCGTGACGACACGCTGACGGCGCTCGCCGGTTCGCTCCGCCGGCAGGGGATGGCGCCAGAGCTGATCTACCAGACGCTGCTCGCCTGGAACGAGACCATCGTCGAGCAGCCGGCTGGGGACGAGATGACCGCGAGGGACATCGAGCGCATCGTCCGCAGTGTCGTGCGCTACGCCCCACAGCCCGACTGGTCTATCGAGATCGAGGGCGAGGAGCAGCCGCTCTCAGAGCTTGCGCTTGCCGACATCCTCGACTTGATGTCCAACATGACACTGCCGCCACCGGCCGAGTGGTACTGGCGCCCGTACCTCCCGAAGGGGCGCCTCGTGCTCCTCGACGGGGCGGAGGGCATCGGCAAAGGTCTGTTCTGCTCGTACATCGTCACACTCCTGGCGAAGGACGGAACGCCGGCGCTCTGGGCCAGCACGGAGGACGACCCAGAGGAGGACATCCAGAAGCGGCTCCTCGCCGCCGGCTACGTTCGTGGCAAGTACGCCGAGGTCGGCTTCTTCAAGGTTGACCCGAAGTTCCCCAACGACATCGCAGTGCTGGAGAAGATCATCAACGACTTCGGCGCAGGCATCGTTGTGCTCGACCCCGGCCGGTCCTTCCTGGCCCCGCCCGAGGGCGTGAAGTCCAGCTTCAACGACGAGGCGGCTATTCGGCCGGGACTCGAGTCGCTGAACCGCCTGGCCAAGCGCACTGGCTGCACCATTGTCTTCGTTCACCACTGGAACAAGAACACGCAGACTACGGTGCAGTACCGCTCCGCCGGCTCCGGTGCGTTTGCGCAGGTCGTGCGCCACCGCATCACACTCGTCTGGCACGGCCCCACCGACGGCGGCTCCGGCGTCTTCGAGGTCTCGAAGTCGAACATCGGGCCACGGGGGCACGTCCACAGCTACGAGCTAGACCCGGTTGCGCACTACGACACCGCGCGGTTCGTGCTGGGGGAGGAGCTTCCCGAGTACCCCGACGCCGGCGCCTGGATGAAGGCGATGGAGAAAGAGGACGCTGGGCTCGAGCTCGACATGCAGGACGAGATCACCGACCACATCCGCGCGCTCCCTGGCGGGGCTCCTGTGCCGGCCGTAAGCGAGCTACAAGAGACCTGGGGCATCAAGCGCCGCCAGGCCCAGGACCTCGTCGCCAGCTGGCTGCGCGACGGTGTTGTACGCCGAGGCGCCCAGAAGCGGCTCTATCGGGTCGGGGAGCACGAACGTGCTGATTAGGACAGCTGCCGAGTACGAGGCGATGCTACGCACGCTACGTGCGGCGAGCAAGGCCAAGCGGGCTATCGCCGTAGACACCGAGACAACCGGGCTGCGCATGTACCTCACCGACAAGGTGAGGGGCATCTCTCTTGCCGTCAACACTGAGGACGGAATGCAGTCGTGGTACGTGCCAGTCAGCTACCCCGACACCCGCAACTTCGAGATCGGTCCGATCGTCTCGCTGCTGAACGAGCATCGAGGCGTCCAGGTGTATCACAACGCTGTCGGCGTCGACTGGCGCGGCATCCAGGCGCTCGATCCCAGCTTCGTCATCCCCGGCCCTGAGCGCTACCACGACACCCAGGTCTTCGACTGGTTGCAAGACGAGAACGTCGACCACCGGCTGAAGGAGGGCCCGGCCGCCCGCTACTTCGGGCTTGAGGATGCGATGGCCGAGAAGGAACACATCAAGGCCTTGACGAAGGGCCGTGGTGTCATGGAGTTCTATCGCGAGCTGCGGGCCCAGGAGGAGTGGCGGCATCGTCCGGCGGCCGAAGCGAAGGCCGAGGCGCAACGCCTTGCAGAGGCGTCGAAGAAGGACTGGCACAGCTTCACCGCCGAGGACTTGAAGGACTATGCCAAGCGGGACGCCGAACTCACGCTCATGGTGATGGACGCCCAGGTCGGTCCACATGGGTCGAACGACCCGGCGCTGCTCCGCGAACTCAGGCTCCAGGGCGTGCTGCACCGCATGATGGCCACCGGCATTCGGGTGGACCCAGACGCCGTGCTCGCTCAGGGCGCCGAGGCGCAGGCGCGTATGCAAGAGCTTGGTCGGCAGTTCGAGGGCATCAACCTGAACAGCACGCCACAGCTGCGTAAGCTCATCTACGAGGACTGGGGGCTAACGCCCAAACACTTCACCAAGAACGGTGATCCAAGCACTTCCAGGGAAGCTCTAGAGGAGCTAGCGGGGCACCCAGGCATTCGTGAACTCATGGAATACCGACGGCTCCTGAAGGCGTGGGGGGCGTACTACAAGCCCCTGTACGAGACCATCGCAGCCGACGGGCGCATCCATCCCAGTTTCTCGTCCACGAGGACCGTGACCGGACGCTTGTCGTGCTCAGACCCCAATCTCATGACCATCCCTCGGGGAGACACGCTGCATGGCGTCCGCGACGTCTTCGTGCCCGATCCAGGCTACGAACTCTGGGAGTACGACCTGGCCCAGGCCGAACTCCGTGTCCAGGCCAGCTTCAGCGGAGACGAAGACCTCATGGCTGCACTGGAACGTGGCGAAGACCTGCACGCACGCACTGCGACGATGATCTGGGGTCCCGACTTCCAGCCTATCCAGCGCCGGCTGGCGAAGAACCTCAACTACGGCTTCAGCTACGGCATCGGACCCAGGAAGTTCGCCACGTACATGGTCGCTGGCACACCTGATCCTGTGACAGAGTGCGACTACTGGGGCTGGAAGCGGTGGATGCCGTCAAAGCGGCCTAGACAGTGCCACTCCTGCCACGTCTGCCAGGCGGCCAGGATTCTGGACGACTACCGGCGCGCCATGCCCAAGCTCGTGCAGCTGATGGCCGGGCTCGAGCGGATCGCCAAGGACCAGGGGTACCTGCCGTTGCACGTCGAGGGGCGGTACCGCCACTTCCGCAGCCCAGGTGTGCTGGTGCCGTACTACACCGCTCTGAACGCCATCGTGCAGGGCGCCGTCGCCGAGTTCATGAAGGACATGATGCTCAACGCCGAGGCTGGGCTGGCCGAGCTTGGCGCCCGCCTCTGCCTACAGGTTCACGACTCCCTTGTGATTGAAGTCCTACCAGGGACCGGCCCACTGGTGCAGAAGTTCCTACAGCAGGTGGCTGACGACCTGAACCCGTTCACGATGCGCATGCTGTTTGATGCATCGCCGTGGTCCGAACATGACTGACGGTACATCTCCTGCTGCTGGCACAGTAGTAGGGTCCTAGTAAGGAGCACCTAATGGCACTGCCGCCGCCGCCCCCCAACCACGTTCTCGCCAAGTACGGACTTACCAAGGAGGACTGGTGGGCAATGCTTGAAGCGCAGGACTTCCGATGCCCGGTATGCGCTCGGACGTTCACCATGCGCCGGCGCCCGGTGGTCGACCACAACCACCGCACTGGCGAGGTACGGGGGCTACTGTGCTCGCCAGACAATCGCTCGCTCGGCGTTCTACACGAGAACGCCGAGTGGTTGTGGAACGCCTACACGTACCTGACCAAGCCGCCGTCTCGAGACATCTTCGAGACACCGCGTCGTCACGTCGACGCGCCCCCGCTGGAGCAGTCGTGACGCCGCGCAACCATCGCCTCGACGACGATGGCCTGGTGTCCAGCAACAGGACCGCGATGACTCTCTCCTCTGGTGAGCTGATGGACCCGCTACACCCGAAGGTCGAGGACATCGAGATCACTGACATTGCGCATGCCCTAGCTAGGCAGGTGCGGTACAACGGTCACGTCGGGCACCACCTGTCTGTGGCCAGGCACTCCATCTGGGTGTATCGTCGTCTGGCAGACACCGGCGAAAGCCCTGTCGTCCAACTGGCCGGCCTGCTGCACGATGCAGCCGAGGCATACCTGGGCGACATGATCCGCCCGTTGAAGCACGGCCCGACGATCGGACGTGCATACGCAACGGCCGAGGCCAGGCTCGAGTCCGTCATTGCCAAGCGCTTTGGCCTACCGTATCCGTACCCGCCAGCAGTACGCGCGGCAGACCGCTACGTGCTCCTCGAACTGGAGCTAGGAGGCCCCATGTACCGCTGGACCTGGGACCGAAGCACCTACCAACAGGACCAGGAGCACTTCCTGCACTGGTTCGACTTCCTGACACGGAGGATCGCAGAGCAGTGACGATCATCGGGCTCACTGGCTACGCCCAGACCGGCAAGGACACCATCGCCAGCTACCTCGTCGACACGTACGGGTTCACGCGCATCGCTTTCGCCGATGCCGTGCGGGACGGGCTGCTCGCGCTCAACCCGATCGTCACACATTCTGGCCCGCAAAGGATACCCGTGCGACTTTCGCAGCTGGTCAGCAACATCGGCTGGGAGCTCGCCAAGCACGCGTACTCAGAAGTGCGCGTACTGCTACAGCGGTACGGTACCGAGGCCGGCCGCAACATCCATGGCGAACACTGCTGGGTTCATGCCGCCATGCGCAAGATGCGGCGCGAGGAACCCTCAGGCAACGTCGTTGGCAACTACGTGTTCACCGACGTGCGCTTCCCCAACGAGGCGCGCGAGCTGCTTCTGGAAGGCGCCAGAATCTGGCGGGTGCTGCGCCCAGGCTTTGGGCCAGTGAACGGCCACCCGTCCGAGACAGCGATGGACGACGCCAACTGGTTTCACATCGACTACATCGTCAACGACGGCACGCTCGACCATCTGTACCAGGAGGTCAGGCGCCTTCTCCACCTAGTCGACCCGACGCTTCGTCCCCTCAAGCACGCCCCCTGATAGAGCCCCTACCATGAGATGTGGCCAAGCCGAGACCGCTCCGCCCTGGCGACGATTGTCCGAAGTGTGGTTCCCTTCTTGTGCCGCACTGCCGTCCGTGGTACCGCTGTGGCTGGGTGCAGTGCGCGCGCTGCCCATGGTTCGGCACCACCAACCGCTCAGCTAACCGCCCACCGCATCCGCCCGACGATCTAGAGGCCGAGGACCAATGACCAGCAAGTTGAAGCAGCCGATGACCCACCTGTTCATCCCTGACACGCAGCACGGACCGGGTAGGGTCGACAACCATCTCTGGTGGATCGGGCACTACATCGTGGACCAGTTCGCCGGCAAGCCGCTGCGGATCATCCATGCCGGCGACCACGCCGACATGGCGAGCTTGTCGTCCTACGAGCGCAAGGGGGGCGTGCTCATGGAGGGCCGTCGCTACGTCGCCGACATCGACGCCGCCAACGCCGGCTGGGACGCCCTCAACACGCCGCTGTACGACTACAACCGTGGCCGCCGCAAGAAGTGGGAGCCCGACAAGCACATCACGTTGGGCAACCACGAGCACCGCATCGTCCGTGCCGTCGAGCTCGACGCCACGCTCGAGGGCGCGGTTTCCCTTGACCACCTCAACTACAGGCGTTGGGGCTGGAAGGTTCACCAGTTTCTGGCGCCAGTCTGGCTAGACGGCGTGGCGTACGCTCACTACTTCTACAACCCCATGACCGGTCGCCCGTACGCCGGCGAGAACTTGAAGCTGCGCTTGCAGCGCATCGGCCACAGCTTCACGATGGGGCACCAGCAGACGTTCGATACCGCCATTCGGTACGTCGGCGGGCGCCAGCAGCGCGCCCTCGTCGCCGGCTCCTGCTACCTGCACGACGAGGACTACAAGGGGCCGCAGGGCAACGCACACTGGCGAGGCATCCTGGTGTGCCACCAGGTGCATGACGGGGCGTATGACCTTATGGAGGTCAGTCTCGACTACCTGTGCCGGAAGTACGAGGGCATGTCACTCGAGACGTTCGTCCGCAAGTTCGTCGACTAGATAGGGAGCACTCCTATGACCGAACCCCACGACCATGTGCCCGAAGAACTGGTGCAGGAGATCAACGACGCCTTCAACGGTTCGATCGCCGTACCAGACAGCGACCTTTGGATGGTCGTAGAGGCACAGCATGCTTTCCTCGACGCCATCGGCGACCAGGAAACGCATGACGAGCGCCTACGCGCGCTGCTCGCGCTCACGAAAGCCATCAGCCCCGAGAGCGATCAGGCCGCTGACGCCCTACGAGAGTGGTGCAAGCAGACGCACCTAGCCTTGCGCAAGCGCATGCAGGACATCGGCATGACGCGCACCGCAATCTGGGTGTTTCACCCAACGCTGCACGGATTCAAGCTGTGGACACTCAGTGTCGAGTACGGATTGGTGCCGTGAGGCGGCATCCCGACTAGACGGAGAACGGACGATGAGGACCATCACCGGGACGGAGACCGTCCGCAACGAAGCGGTCTTCGCGAGCGAGGGTGCGGTCGTGTACGCCAAACGGGGTTCGGCCGTGGTCGCGAAGCACAGTTCGACTGTCCACGCACTGCGCCGGTCGCTCGTGTTCGCGTACGACGGCTCGCTCGTGTTCGCTCGCTCCGGTTCGACCGTGTTCGCTCGCTCCGGTTCGACCGTGTACGCACGTGCTAGCTCGACCGTGTACGCGTACCGAGACTCGACGGTCCACGCCTACCGGGGCTCGACGGTGTATGCGGCGCGCGGCACCATCGTGCGCGCCGAGCAAGGCGCTACGGTGCATGTTGACGGGGAAGCGGTGGCACGGTGAAGACCAGAACGATCCCCTACGGCCTGCGCATCTACTGCCCGACATGCGACCAGGCGCGCTACGAAGGCACAGTCTCGAGCGCGCCACGGGCCAAGAGATGCAAGGTGTGCAAGAGGAGCCTGCTGGTCCAGCCGAGCATCTGGGTGCTCGTCAACAGGGGGTGCTCGTGTCAGGAGAACCAGGCGAGGAGCGTCTACACGACGCCTTGGGCGGCAAGTGACGCACGAGACGCTTCCGGCATCCGGGACCTCGTGGTTGAGCGGTACGAGGTCGGCCAAGCGGTTCGCGCCGAGGAGTTCTGGGGCCGGCCGAAGGGAGAATGACGATGGCGTACCTCGTACATCGAGCCTGCCAGGAGTGCGGTCGGAGGTACACCAGACGCTCCGACGAGCCCGATGTCTGCCTGCACCATCGTCGGTCAAGCAGGTTCGAGGACGTCGTCAAGCGAGTCGAGGACGAGGCCGGCCCCGAGGGCCGTGCCGAGCTCGACGCCTTCCGCCGCCTGTTCGCCCGCGCCTGGCGCAACGAAGGCGCATAGGGCCGAATCCGGGCGGCTTGAGGGCCTGCCAGGTGCGCGTCGCGCACCCTGTCTGGTATCGTGGCAGTCTCCACCCTCCCTGGGTGATGACGAGGGGGCGGCAGTGCGTCAGGCCTGCCGCCCCCAACGTCGGCGGACCTCGGCCGCTGCCCTGGGACGCGGTTGTGGTGTGGCTCGATTGGGATGTTCTTCTCCTACCGGCCTACCCTTCCCCCTCTCCGGCTACGCATTCCCCGTGAGACGCCGTATACGGCCTTCTGAGGCGTTCCACCTTCTCTCTGGTGTCTGGTATCGGACGGCCTCTAGAAACGCGTCAGAACTCAACGTGCGGCGCCAAGTCAGAGGGGAGGGGGTTCGCTTCCCGAAGAAGGGCCGCACCCCCGGCTGGGGTGCGGCCCTTCCTACCCAGGGACCTTGACCTTGCTGCTTACTGTTCCTCCACACGGACCACTGTGGCGTTGTGCTTCTTCGCCCACTGCTGCAAGACCCTGCCACTCGACGTCTCGACGACCACCTTGCCGTTCTCGTCCTCGAGCCGCCAGAGCGCCCGGCTGTCACGAGGATTGCGCTTCAACCAGACCTTCACCGTAGGAGCCCCTCGACTGTGCATCGCACGACGTGCTCGACGGCGGCGACAATGGTGTTGATTCGCTTACGCCACCGCTTCATGCCAGGCTCACCGTTGCACCCGACACCTTGGGCGGCTCGCCGGCTGCGTGCTGGGCGATGATGTGCTTGTGGATGCTGCAGTCGATCGCCTCCTGCACGACGGAACGCGCCCTCGCCGCCGCCTTCCTGCCGCCGACGCTGTGCTTGGTGAGGCGCACCTCGACCAGCAGGCGCACGATCTCAAGCACCTCGGCGTCGTAGTGGTCGTCGTCGGGGGCGTAGAACCGTGCGTCTGGGCGCTCGAGCGCCAGGCTCACCGTTGCACCCGACACCTTGGGCGGCTCGCCGGCTGCGTGCTGGACGACGACGTGTTCGTGGATGCGGCGGTCGATCACCGCCTGCACGGCGGTGCGCACGACGGACGCCGCCTTCCTGCCGCCGACGCTGTGCTTGGTGAGGCGCACCTCGACCAGCAGGCGCACGACCTCAGGCGCCTCGGCGTCGTACTCGGCGTCGTCGCCCTCGGGCGCCGGCTCGGGGGCGTAGAACCGTGCGTCTGGGTGCGAGAACCGCCTGGTCTTGCTCGGGTCCGGGACTGCTGCGCCAGCTCCAGCTAACCGAAGCTCTTCGCGCAGTTGTGGGGTCCTAGGTGCCAACATTGATGCTCCCTTCCTGGGGGTAGGCGGCAGGCTCATCAGGGTCGGGGCGCCGCTCCCGACCGACCGGCGCCGGGGCGCCGGTTTCGCCGGCGTCACATGCGTAGCTGCCGATCTTCCAGCTCTTCGAGCAGCTCCTCCCAGTCGCGCTCGTCTTCCTTGGGCGTGTTCTCGTTCATCGGTAATGCTCCCTTACCACCTCACGTAGATGAGCCGAACGATCGGTAGTGCGATTCTGTAGTGCTCGCCGATCGGGACGCACTCGTCGTTCTCGCGCTCGATCAGGATGTGCGCGTCATCGATGGCGGCGCAGACGCCATCGAACCGAGCGCCGTCGTACTGATGGACGCGCACCCTGCGGCCGATGAGCCACGTTGCCGTCTCAGGCTGCTCTATACGCACATCTAGCATCCTAGTCCCCCTTGTCCTAGTAGCTGGTCCAGAAGACGTACACGCCGCCGCCCGGCGCGTCCTCGGTGTGGATGTCGAGGTCTCGAGCGAACCACTCCCAGTCGACATGCACGTAGTAGCGCAGATACTCGGGCAGCTTGCTCAGAGGGTCGCCCTCCATGTCCTCGACGAACGTCTGGGCGAACTCCTCCACGCTCGACCACTGGCCGGCGTAGGCGTCCAAGAAGTCGTTCAAGTTCTCGCCGCCGGTGTACGCGGCCCAGGCCGCGAACGCCGGACCGAACTTGCTGATGCCCAGGCCGATCGCTGAGACGCTTTCGATGGGCTCGTACTCATGCACCTCATACGGCCCGAAGCCGTCGGAGTCAAGGATGATCCACTCCTCGGCGCCGGGGGCTGGCGACTGCGCCAGCATGTCGGCAATCTCGGCCCGGATGTCGTCGGCGCCCTGGTCGGCGTCGATCCACCGGCCGACCGTGTTGCCGGCGTTGTGAGATGCCAGGCAGGCCACGTAGATGCTAGGCGCCTTGTCCATTCTAGTTCCTCCCTTATGAGGTTGCTTGTCTTGTCCAGGCTGTCCGCGCTGGAGGCGGCGCCCCGGCGCTACCCGGGGCGGCACCTTCAACACGTCAGCCGCCGGTTTCGCCGGCATCAGACGGCTCGGATGACGTGGCGGTGCGGGCAGCGGCCGCTGTCCTCGATCGACGCGCGTCGTACCACGTCATCGGTGCGGTGGTGTAGTCCGGGCACTTGACGACGTACCGCCGGGTGCCGTCGTCGTCTCGCCGCACCGTCACGAGGGCGGGCCCGCCGGCGCACTGGTGGCGCCGTGCGAAGGGGTTGCCCGTTGACCACCAGGCGCCGCAGCTCACGCACAGGCGCACGTTCTTGCTCGGCAGGTCGACGCTAGTCATCAGCCCCACGCTCCTTCGGGCCGGAGGGTCCAGTGGGCCTCGCCGGCGTACGTCGGGGCGGACACTGCGTCGAGCGGCTGGCCCGCCAGCCCGCTGGCGTGTACGACCGCACCCTCCAGACTGGTGAACCACCAGTCATACACGCCGTCGATCTGGACGAGGTACAGGCCGGCGACCCGGCGCGGGTAGCCGAGTGCAGCGAAGACGTTGTCCGAGTCGTCAGGGTCGATCCAGACGATGTCGAGGCGGTCGGGGCTGATGGCCTTCCATGTCGTGACGACCTTGTATTCCAGGGGACTGTGCTCGGCGAGGACCGCCAGCGCCCGCTGGTGCAGCTCGGAGCCCTCGGCAGCGCGCTCGATCACGTGCTTCCACGCAGAGGGGTCGTCGGGGAACGTCTCGTCGTACCGCTGCAACTCGTAGGGCTCGTCGCCGCTCGTGTAGAACAGGTCCCAGCCTTCGGCCAGCGCAGCAGCGCTATCGGCGGTGGTCCACTCGGTCATGGGTTCTCTCCTTTGGGTTGGGCGCCGAAGGCGTTATCGGCGCCTGCGGTCGATGGTCATGCGCCCTGTTCGTCACGCTTGAGCCCGCCCCATCCGTGCATGACCCGCGCCCCGGGGAACGCCTCGACGCACGCGTCATCGGTCAGCACCCGCACTTTGGAGCCGGCGAGGGCGAACACGCGAGCGCTCCCGTGGACGTAGACCACGGACCCGCGGGCGGCCACCACATGCGCGCGGCCGAGCGCGTCCACGACCGAGCCGGCACGTGCGTAGACGATGGACCCGTCATACGCATTCACCCACCCGCTACGTGCGTCGACGTGAGCGCCGTGGTGGGCGTCGACCATCACGTCATCGCTGCCGCCCTCGATGATGACCCGAGCGCCCTCCGCCCTGACGTACGCGTCACGGGCGGCCGTCACTGTCGATCCAGGCCGTGCGTCCACCGTCGTACCGGAGTAGGCGACCACCTGCGCCCCACGGTACGCGGTGACGTGCGCGCCACGGTACGCGGTGACGTGCGCGCCGTCGTAGGCGGTCACGTTCGCCCGGTGGCCGATCGCCTCGACAGTCTCGCCAGCGGCGATGCCGTCGCCGGTGACCTTACGTGCCATGTCCTTCTCCCTTCGTCGGGTGCTGACGTTGTATCGGCTAGCCGCCGCCCTGGCTTGAGCGCCGGCGGGAGGCGTCGGCGCCGGGGCGAGCGACGCCCGCCTCCCGGCGTCTGTCAGTCGTCGAGGGCAAACTCCTCGCGGCCCACCATGGCGATCACCTCGGCGACGGGCACGAACGTCTCGAGCCCGATGGCGGTGGTGATGTGCAACGTGCCGTCACGCACGTCGGCGTCGTCGGGCAGGAGCGCCCCAGACTCGTCACGGCAGATGCGCCGTGCCGTGCCTTCGAGGACGTTGCCCCGCTGGTCGACCCAACGCACCCGGCGGGTGTTTCGTGCCGCCTCCAAGACCGTCTGGAGCGCCACGGCGTCAGTGATCGTCAACGGTCCGTGCGTCATCGTGCCTCCTTGCTACCTCGTGCTGGTGCGTACCTGTTCGTGCAAGTGCTATCGGCGCCTGCCGTCCGGGACCTTAGCGCTCCCCCGCCAGAAGTCCAGTAATGTGACGGACGTCACAGTCTGAGCGGACAGTGCGTCTACTTGGATCGGCTCAGCCGCCTGGCTCACGGAGCACGTCCAGGGGCGGGCAAGTGAGCCATGCTGGAGGGCATGGGACGAGCTTGCCAGGTCTGCCGGCACCCACGCCTGACCGACATCCACGAGGCCCTGCTCTCTGGCGTGCCACGCCGTGAGGTGGCTAGGCGGTTCGGGTTGGAGCGCAGTGCCGTCGACCGGCACTTCAAAATGCACATTCCGGACGCCGTCCGGGCCGCAGCCCAGCAGGCGGGCCCGGTCCGTATGAGTGTCATCGACGGCGGCGTGCTGCTCGGGCAGGCGGCCGAGGTCTACGAGCGCGCCGTCGACCTGTTCGATCGCCTGGAGGAGCAGCTAAGCACGGGGGCCGTGGACACTCGCTCGGTGGTCGCCGCACTCAGGGAGCAGCGGCAGGCCCTGGAGACGTTGGCCAAGCTCAACTACGTAGTGGCCGACCGGCCGCAGGCCCCGGAGAAGGTGGAGGCGCCGGCTATCGACGCAGCGATCGTGGCAGCACTCGAGGCCCGACGTATTGCCGTGGATCGAGTGGAGGAATCTGCGCCATCTCCCGCACCTCCACGCGCACTGCCGCCACCTGACACACCCTAACACAACTTTGTCATAACCTGCCACAACTTGTCATAACCCTGTCGTGCAACAACTTTGTCATAACCTGCCACAACTTTGTCATAACCGTCGCGGCGGTCGTCAGATGCCGACGAAGTACTTCGAGAGAGCGACCGGGCCGTCGAAGTAGTTCGCGTGCGTCAGCTTGACGGTTTCGATTGAGTCCGAACCGACGAGCACGATCTCGAGGCCCGCGGCGTTCGCGTACTCACGCTCCTTCGCCGAGTACGCGGCCACTGCGTCCTCAGCATCCCGGAACTCTTCCAAGTGGACGAGCTTGCCCTGCGTGTGATCGAAGACGAGGAGGTAGTGAACGAGGTTGCTCATGCGGGGGCTCCTCGCAGGAATGGTACCCGGGCTCGGCACTGCCGGTGCCGGCGGCGCACTGGCGGCGCGGTCGGCCCCCAGCGCACGAGGTCGACCCTAGGGCGGTCGAGTAACACGATGGCGGGCGAGTGCCCGGCACACACGAAAGCGCCCGGGGAAACCCCGGGCGCCATCCTCACCGATCGCCGCAGCGGTCAGCAGTCGAGCACGAGAGCCTGCGCCATGAGCCAATCCTCAGTGTCGGCGAACACCTGGCCGCAGTCCGTGCACCGGCACTGAGTGCCCGTCAGGCCTTCGGCCTCAGGCCAGTAGGGGCGACCGTCCGCACCCAGCCCGACCGTGTGGCTGTGGGTGCATACGCCCTGCGCCTCCAGGCGGGCGATGCGCTCCCCCATGGCCTCCAGCTCGCGCATCTCGTAGTCGGCATCCTGGTATCCGACGGGCATCTCGTCGTCGTAGTGGAACATCGTCCCTCCCCTTAGGTGTAGGTACTACTGGCAGTGTCATCATCGGCACGAGGGCTGTCAAGCATTAGCACAAGAAACCTACCCCCCGGAGCGCGGTCATGCGTTCAGCGAAGGCGGTCGCCTCGCGTCGCAGCCGCCGGGCTGTCACCGCACGGCCGGTCCGACCCGGAGCCACAAGTCGCGAAGCCGGTCACTCTCAAGCTCGTCTGATCGTCCGCGCCGGATGAACTCATCGACCGTAAGCCCTTCCTGCGCGACCGCCTCGCTTAGCTCGGCGACGAGATCGCTGTGGGCCACGTCGACGACGTGAACCCCCGATCGGCGATGACGGGTACGTGTCGGCATGCTGGGCGGCTCCTGGTACGCGGGTCGCGATCATCGTAGTGTGTGGCCGCGAGAGGCCGCAGCAGGAAACGCACCGGCGGGCCGGTGCGCTCCCCTCCACCTCCTCTCGTCACTGAAGATCGCCGCGGCTGGCGTCGACTACCCGCCGCTCGTACTCGCTCACCAATTCGTCGACGGTCTGCGGCGAGCAGAGAAACTGTACGGTGAGGCGCCGTGCGGCCTCGACCACACCGAAGTGGCGCACCAGGGCGACGAAGGTCTCGAAGTCCTTGGCGAAGCGCTCCTGCTTCTGCATGGTTGGTCTCCTCTGATCGGCTCGATGTCTGCGCCAGTCATCGTCCCTGTCAGGGGGCGACTCAAGCAGTTTCTCGAAACTGTGACCGATGTCACACGTTCGCCGGACGGATCGTCCGACGTTTCGGCCGAGACGCGCCGTCGATCGCCCCTCCCCCTCCCCCGGGGGCCGGGGGGATTAGGGGAGGTACGCAGAAATCTGCGAGCAGTTCCGGGGAACCCTGGACATTTCGGACAAATATCCCTACCGATTGCCGGTCGACTTCGGGGGGCGCCACTTCTAGCTAGCACAGCTACGTAGGGGTGGTAGCTGTGCAGGCAGACCCAGCCTCATGGGTCGCAGGGCACCGGCACCGCTGCCTCATAGGACAAAAGTGTTATACCGTCGCCTCTTGGGTCAATCTGGACATCATAGACACGTCAGTCGTATAGGTGCCGGTCCGTGGGTTGCAGGGTAGGTGTCAGTCATGTAGGTGCCGGTCCGTGGGTTGCGGGATGGGATAAGCCTTGTCGGGTGGGGGTGGGGGAGTCTTATCTGCAATCTGCATTGGTTACTTAGGCACTTTGCAGATTGCAGATAACAAAAGCCCTGGTCAGAGGGGGTGTCGCGGGTCTTATCTACCGAGCTTGGTAAAAATCAGGAGTTGACAGGAACAACATCAGCAACACGAGGTCAGCGGCAGAAGTCGCGCTCTCGAGGGCCGTCGTAGGGCTTGCACACGACGTTCGACAAGCGCTCCGCGATGTTCCGTGCGTGGGTGGCGCACGCCAGCCGGAGGATGGCCAGCTGCGGGGCGTCGCTGGACACCGCCGCCACCCGAAACGCCGCCGGCACCTTCATCCCCGCACCCATGCCTGCGGCCGGAGCTCGAGCGTCAGGTGCCCCAGCGCCTTGTAGACGAGCCCGCCGGCTACCAGGCCCGGCACCCCCGCCCACGGGGACCCGAAGACGAGCGCCTGCACCAGCCCGATCCACGTACCCGTGCAGAGATGGCAGCCGACGAGGTAGGAGGCCTTCTCCCAAGCAGCCCGGTGCCGGGGGCGCCGCTCCCCGATCTGCGCGATGCCGTCACGCAGTGGCCGGAAGAACTCCGACTCCACCACGATGGTGGTTGCGATCCAGTTGACGAGCCCGAGCAGTACGACGGTTGCCATGAGGGCGAGCGTACGCCCGCTGGCGGCGGGCCAAGTGAGCCGTCGGTACCGCTGCCATCCTGGGACGCATGACGCCTGCGCAGCGCACTCGAGCGAAGGAGCACATCGCCGAGCTCGCTGCTGAGCACCGCGTGAAGTTGCGCTGGAAGACCCGGCGGTGGGAGTCGCAAGCCCACGTCGAGACCAGGCAGGCGTGGGTGCCGAAGGCAATGCGCAGCCCGCTCGACTACTTCATCGCCCTGCACGAGCTCGGGCACGTCGTCTCCCCGCTGGCCGCGCTGCTGCACAACGGCTCTGGAGCGTCGTGGGAGTTCGAGTTCACGTCGGAGGCTGCCGCCTGGAGCTGGGCGTACGAGAGCGCCGACCCGGAGCTTCTACGGCTGATGACCCAGCGCGACTGGCTACAGGTCGCCGGAGCGCTCATGAGCTACATCGGCCCGCCGAAGAAGAGGCAGGGCAAGACGCGTAGACCGTCAGGGCGCTAGACTTGACCCCATGGCAGTAACGATCACGCCGGTCCCGGCAGGTACAGGTCGCGCCGACGATGTCTGGGGGCGTCGACGGGTACATCTCGTGGAGGTGGCCTTCTACAGCAGCTACCCCACCGGCGGCGAGCCGGTCGACTTCCGCCCGTACGGCGTGCAGAACGACCGGAACGCGCGGTACTTCTTCCAGCAGCGTTCGCCGGTGAACGGTGCGCGGCCCGTCGTGTACGACCGTACGAACCGCAAGTTGCTCGCCTTCGAGGAGGAGTCGGTCGTGAACGGCGGCGCGCTCGTGGAAGTACCCAACGGAACCGACCTCTCGGCGTACGTCTACGACGTCCTCATCATCGAGGAGTGAGCGAATGCTCGTTCAAGGCGGGTTCTACGACCGCTCCACGAACGTCGGTACGTCAAGTGTTTCGGTCCTGAACCAGAACGTCGGTCGGGCCTATCTGCTTGTCTACAACCTCTCGGGATCAGCAACAGTCCACATCCGTTTCGCCACTCCCGGCGTTACCGCCGCTGCATCCGGCGTTCCCGGCAACATCCCGCTCGGCCCAGGTGAGGGCATCACCTGGGATTCAGAGTTCGTTCCAACACAGGGCCTCTTTGCTATCAGCAGCGCAGCCAACACTCCGGTGACGATTCTCGAGGGCTAACCCATGGCCCTCCTCCGCCGAACCGGCGTAACCGTCGAGGACGAAGGCAGCGTTGTACGTCGAGCAGACCGGATCAACTTCGTCGGTAGCGGCGTTACCGCAACAGACGGTGGCGACAAGGTCGTGGTTACAATCACCGGCGGCGGCGGCGGCGGTCTTCCGTCAGCGCCATTCGTGCTCGGCGACAACGACCCCAACGTACCAAGTGGGCTCAAGTTCGGCTCCGTCGTGTTCTACCCGCCCAACACCTTGACCAACCGGCCGGCGGCGAGCGCCACGGTTGCCGGCGCACTCTACTTCGCTACCGACGGTGGCGGTGCGCCGGGGCGAGGGGTCCTCTACCGCAGCGACGGCACTTCGCTGTGGGAGGCGATCGCCATTGGCAAGGGCTACGCCGACGCACTGTACGCAGCGCTGTCGCACACTCATACGGTATCCAACATCACCGACTTCAGCGCTGCACTAACAACCTTCGCCAACAGTTCCGAGTTTGCAACGGCCGTACGGGCGAATCGTCTCGACCAGATGGCCGCACCGACCGCCAGTGTCGGCATGAACAGCCAGCGGATCATCAGTCTCGCGGAAGGAGTGGCGCCAAGCGACGCTGCGACCGTCTCCCAATCCAATGGCTGGGTAACGTCGCCGTCTTCGTGGACACGTACATCGAACACGACGTTCACGATCAGCGGCGATGTGACGGCGATCTATCGTCCCGGCCTCAAGCTGAGGTGGCAGGAGTCCGGGGTTCAGAAGTTCGGCGTCGTCAGGTCGTCGTCGTTCTCGTCGCCTAACACGACAGTGACGATGATCGGCACGACCGACTACGTGATGGCCGTGTCGCCGGACGCATCCACGGCAGCGTACTCGCTGTCTCCGGGCTTGCCGCCTGGGTTCCCATCGAAGTTCGCGTTCACGCCGACCGCGACCGGCTTCTCGTCGGGTCCGACTTTCGCGTTCTGTTGGTGGTCGGTGATGAACGGATTCGCCGATGTCTCCATCTTGATGTTGTTTCCCGGCACGTCAAACTCGACGTCGATGACAGTAAGCCTGCCTATCAATGCTCTCGACTATGCAATCGCGATCGGCCCCGGCCAAGACAACGGCACGAACACGCTCGTGTCGGCCTCCGTCACCTCCGGAGCGTCGGTGATGACGTTCACGAGACAGCCATCGGGAGCCGCCTTCACGGCATCGGGCAACAAGTCTGGGTCTGTCACGTTGCGCTATCCGCACGCTACGTCATGACGAGCACACACTGCTTGTCGTCCGGGACGCTCGGTGGTGGCGAACTGGGCGTGCCGACGGCCTGGTACGATCGAGCACTACCGCACTGTGACGAAGACGGCTGGTCGGCGCCATGACGGACTGCTACACGAGGAAAGAGCTCTCCCGTTCCAACCGCGAGGTCGTCTGGGCTTGCTACGACAGGCAGGGCAGGCTGCTCGGTACGTACATCGACTGGCTGTCTGGTGCCAGGCCTACGACGACGGCGACGGCGCCGCCTACGACGACGCCAACACGGCGGTGTCGGCAGAAGCTCGTATGGCTAGCTGCGGTACCAGGGCTTGTCGCTTTGGTGCTTGAGGTCGCACGCCATGTCTGAGCTTCCGTACCGCTGGGTCACTGGCCTCCCAAAGGAGGCCCAGCGCCAGATATGGCGGAACTTTGAGTACCTCTCGGCAAACAGGACACCGATGCCGTTCCTCACCGTGGCCCAAGATGGGTCAGGTGACTTCACGTCGATCATCGCAGCGATCAATGCTGCCAGCGTCGGCGTGCCAACGATGATCTTCGTGAAGCCGGCGCTCGGCTCGGTTGACTTCAACGACGGAGCGGCCACAGTTGACATCTCTGGGAAGCGCATCCACGTCTTCTGTCCAGCGCCAGCCAATAGCCATAAAACCGCCGGTGGTATTGGGTTTGCGACTTGGACGCTCGGCGGGATCACCAAGAACACAGCTAGCGGGTATATCCGAATCGAGGGTATGAATGTCGTCCCCTCGACGACAGGACTGTTGCGCACCGACGGCAGCAGCAATAATGGGTATGCCGAGTTCGTCAACTGTGGGTCTGTCGGCTCTGCCACTATTGGCGTCTTTCCATCCACTGGTACAGCAGACAGATGGCGCACGCGCTTCCAGGACTGCGTGCAGGTCACTCTGTTCTTGTCCAGCTCATCCGTAACGTTTGGCGGCCAGCATTTCTTCGACAACTGTCAAGTGGGCATTGGCTCGAGCGTCACTTTGAGCGGCGACTTCATTCTCGTCTTCAACGGCTGCGGGATCGACACGGACACAATAACCTTACAGAACAGCGGAAGCCTCCGCCCGGCCATCACGATCAGCGGCGGGTATCTGATCGACTCCTGTCAGCTCACGGTCATCAACCCAGAAACGTTCTCGATAGTAGGTCTCGATGACACCGTCGACTCCTCGGGCGGTTTGACTCTGACGGTCTCGTACAACGTCTCCTCGCACGTCTCGGTCATCGGCAACCTCCCACGTAGCACTGTCACCGTCACGAATACAGCAGGCGGGGGCGGGGTCCAACTGGCCGGACCGTACATCGCTGGGCGCTTTCGCAGACTCGTCGTCGGTGCGCAGAAGGCGAAGGTCTCTGCTGCTATCTCACTTATCAACGGTAGCAACCAGACTGCGCTCACAGTCAACAACAACGCGTCAAACTGCATGATTGTCGCGGCGCTCGAAAACGGCTCAGGCACGAACAACACCGCCATCTCGCTTGCAGCCGGATGCAACAACAACCTGATCTTCCATTCTGGTATCGGCGACTTCGCTACCGGCGTCGTCGACAACGGCACCGGCAATCAGATCAACGCCATCGCGCCGACTGGTACGGCGAGCGGTGACCTCAGTGGTTCGTACCCGAGCCCGACTGTCGCCAGACTGCAAGGGCGCAATGTCTCCAGTACGGCGCCGGCAGACTTGGACTACCTCGGCTGGAATGCAGGAGCAAGTCAGTGGGAGCCGAAACCGTTAGCCTACGATGACGCGTTGGCCTGGATGGGGGTGTACGACTGATGCCGTACGCAGCGAGGCGCATGTACCAGGGGCAGCTGTCGACTACATTGACGGCGACACTGGCTACCGTGCCGTCAGGGAAGACGTGGATCGTCAAGGAGATCACCGTCGTGAACACGGACACCGCTGCTCGGGCAGTCACTCTGCGTATGCCAGGGTCCGGCGCTGGCGCCGAGATTCTCAGCGCCAAGTCCGTCGCCGCCGGCGATACACTCCAGATTCGGGGCCACTGGGTACTTAGCAGCACCGAGACGATCACTGGGGGCGCCGACGTGGCGAACAAGGTTTCGGTCCACATCTCAGGAGCGGAGGGACCCTGATGAACCGTACTGTCGCCTTTGTGCGTGCGAAGTTCAGCGCCAAGCGCACCAAGCCCGTGAAGTGGATCGTGCTGCACTCCATGGAGGCTGCGGCTACAACGTCGGCAGCCGAGGCCCTTGGCAGATACTTCGCCCGCTTGACCGGACGCGTCGCCAGTGCGCACTACGGAGTCGACCTCGATAGCACTGTGCAGTACGTCGAGGACGACCGGATCGCATACCACGCAGCCGGCCTGAATGCGGAGAGCATCGGCATCGAGCAGGCTGGCACAGCACACTTCTCTGCCGCCGACTGGGCCGCCGTATCCGACATGATCGACAACCAGACCGTGCCGCTGGTTGCGTACCTCGCAGACCGCTACGGCATCCCGTACCGGTTCGTCGACGCCTCCGCTATCAATGCAGGAGTCAGCGGCATCACCACGCACGCCGAGGTCTCGAGGGCAAAGCGTAAGAGCACGCACTGGGACCCGGGACCGAACTACCCGACCCACTACGTGATCATGAAGGCTGCGGAACTGCGCAAAGCTGTGCCGACACCAGCCGTCGTTCCGCCCGACCAGACGGCACAGGTGCTGAAGTTCATTGCTGCTGTGTTGGACGACATTCGTCGCCGCCCCGTTCGCCGTGGCGAGAAAAGCCCGAGAGTCAGCGTCGTGCAGACGATTCTGCGCAACAAGTTCGGCTACCCCATCAAGGTAGACGGGGTCTTCGGACCACAGACAGAGAACTTCGTGAAGTGGTTCCAGGGCTCACACGGCCTGGTCGTCGACGGCGTGGTCGGGGCTAAGACGGTAGACGCCCTGGCGCGCTGATGCGTACTCGTGACGCTGACGAGCGGGTGAGCCTGCTTGGTCAGCTAGACCTCGGCGCCGCCGTCGAGGTGATGACTGGCGAAACCCTCTGGTCGATCCAGAGGCAGATCGGTACGGCGCTGAGTCGCCGCCGCGCGAAGGTGGCTGTTCCCAGTTGCAATGCTTCCGGGAAGACGTACACAGCCGCGCGCTTAGCCTTGGCGTTCTACAAGGCGTTCACGCCTGGGGTGCCGTGCATCGAGTGCGACCCGACAGGTACGCAAGGCGGGTGCCGCGGCTCCAAGGTCATCACGACTAGCTCGAAGTACGAGCACCTGCGCGACAACCTCTGGGGCGAGATCAGGGCGGCCTACCCGAAGATCATCGACCGCGGCATCTCGCTTCCGGGAGACCTCAAGCCGGCGGACCTCCGCCTGGTCGAGAACGAGAGCAACCACTACATCATCGGGCAGAGCGCGGCGAGCGCTGAAGGGCTTCAGGGCGCGCACGCAGCACACAAGCTCATCATCGGCGACGAGGCGACGTCGGTCGATCCAGAAGTCGCCCTCGCCATTCAGCGCCTCCTGGCCTCGTCCGACAGCCGCATCCTGCTGATCTACAACCCGACGACACCAGACACGTACGCCTCGAGGATGGCCCGGTCCGGCAACTTCGAGCGCATCAAGATCACCGCCTTCGACACGCCAGCGTTCACTGGCGAGCCGGTCCCGCCAGGATCGAACCTCATCACGCCCGAGTTCCTCGAGGACCTGAAGAAGCAAGGGATGGGTCCGGGAACCTTCGAGTGGCAGACGTCGATCGAAGCCGAGGACTGGGACCTCGGCGACGACTTGCTCATCCCTTCAGGATGGTACGACCTCGCCGCAGCCGGCAAGGTACCGATCCTCGGCACCGGCACCCGCCAGTTGGGCGTTGACATCGCTGCCTACGGCTCCGACGAGAACACCATCGCCGTGCGTGACGGCAAGCAGCTGATCGAGCTCCGGGCGTTCCCCAGTATGCGCACCGACAGCTACGTCCAGGGACCCGTCACATCTGCCGTCATGGAGTACCAGCCAGACGTCGTCGTGTTCGACGCCGACGGCGTGGGCGCCGGCGCCGTGGGCTACTTCGACGACCTCACGAAGCTGATGCGCCCCGGCGCTCAGGTGATCGGGTTCCGTGGCGGCAAGGGCGTCGCCGCCAGGTACCTCAACCAGCGCTCGGCCTGGTACTGGAACCTGCGCAAGAAGTTCCAGAACCAGAGCATCGACATCGCCATCCGTGACGAGAAGCTACAGGCCCAGCTGACCGATATCCACTACACGGTCACTCCGCAGGGAGACATCCGGGTGGAGACCAAGCAGGAGATGCGCAGGCGGGGGCTGTCCTCTCCAGACCGCGCCGACGCCCTCATGTACGCCTTCGCATTCGCCGACGACCTTCCGGCGGCCGATGCCGTTGGGCCGCGCCAGTCAGTGGCCGAGAGGATGGGGCTGTCCGATCACAGCGAGGCGGCCATGTGGAGGCGCATGATCGAGCGGTATCCTAAGCGCAGCGTGAACCCCGTACTCGGGGTCCCTGATGACTGGTAGGAAGATGGCCGCACAACACTGCGTCAATGCCCCAGAGACTGCCGCCAAGGGCGGGTGCTACATCTGCACGAACCCGAATGACGTCGTCGCTTTCGACGCCGTCATCGAGGGCGAGGGTGTGCTCGTGCTCTGCTCTGCGTGCCTCTTCGACGCCGCAGCTGTCGCCCGGATCGGTCACGCCCGACTGGTCAAGGCGAACAAGCACGACGAACAGGTCCGCAAGGCTCGGGGTGCGGCATGACTTACGCTCTGATCCTCGGTGCTGTCATCGGGAGCTTCCTGACTGCCGCCGGCTACGAGCGCCTGGTCCGTGGGCTTCGTCTGGAGCTCAACACCGCCCGTGCCAACGAGCAGCTGCTCCTGACCCGCCTGGCGTCCCGTACTCCAGCGGAGTTCCACGCCGTCGTCCGGCAGGACGGGCTCGACATCCAGAACCAGGCGCC